CTTAACGCCTACTTCACAAAGTGCTATTTAAATGTGCTGTTACTGGGTTTGATATTGTGAAAACTTGCAACCCACTCCGAACCTACTCCGCTTTATTATTTTGCTGTCGAGCTAAGGAGTGCGTACTTAAAAATTGACATATTTAGAAAATTTATCCGCGATCTCGCTTTTTTGTTTATTCGTGACCGCTGTATAAATATCCATTGTTGTTTGAAAGTTTCGGTGACCTAGTTGGGCCTGGACTTCCTTGATGGATAGACCACTTTCAAAGGCGAGGGTGGCGTAGGTGTGCCTAAAGCCGTGAATGGTGATATGCTTAAGATCATACTTATCAATTGTGTGTTCCAACCAGACCCGGGGTTTACTGGGTTGGAGCATCTCGTTATATTGATTGGTAAAGACCAGCTGACCCGCGCCAAGAGTATTGATGCCATAACTAAGAAAAGTCTGGCGCTGAGTCAGCCGCCACTGCTTGAGGACCTCTAGCGTTTTTTCATCCACATGTATGACGCGAATACTATTATACGTCTTAGGCGAATTGATTAACAGTCTTGCATTTTTTCCTCTAGTCTGGGTCTTATTAATAGCAATAGTTTTATCATTAAAGCTGATATCTTGCCATGTCAAGGCCAGGGCTTCACCTTTGCGAGCACCGGTAAAAGCTAGGAACCGAAAGAATACATAGGCTTTCAAGTTGTCCTCATCGTACAAGCAAGAAAATAATTTTTTTAGCTCATCAAGATCATAGTAATTATCTGCCATGCTGGTAACTGGGCGATTTTTATTCTGGGGCTTGATGACTTTTTTAGTTGGGTCGGTCTCCACTAAGTCCATCCGAATCGCGTACTGGAAGACCCGTGAGACGTTATTAAAGAAAACTTTATACTTGGTTAGCCCTTGCTTGAACCAGCCATTAATGGCGTTTTGGCAGTCTACCGGGGTTATCTTGGCCAGCTGTTTATCTCCAAAAAGCGGTAAGATGTGCAGCCGAAAGATATCCTGGGTTTTGACCCAGGTAGACTCTTTGACCGTATTTTGATACTGCTCAAACCAAGAGTCATAAACCTGTTCAAAGGTGAGCTGAGTGGGTCTGACATAGTTTGGGGATGCAATTTTAGTTTCAAGTTCCCGGGCGGCAATGGACGCTTCCTTTTTGGTGCGGAAGCCCTGGCGAGTAAGGCGCTGTTCTTTGTTAGTAACGGGATCCTGACCACCGAAGACACGCACCCGGTAACGGACTTCACCATTTTTATTTTTGTACTGTTTGATAGATGCCATTTGTTTTTCCTCCACAAGGTCTGGCTGGACTTGTAGGAATAGGGTTGATGGCTTTACATCACCTCCTTAAAAGTGTTACAGATTACTGAATCTATTTGATGTTGTAAGTTTGTTCTCCAGTTTTTGCACCGCCAACGCCCTTGTTGGCAATTAAGTAATCGGTTTCATTTATCTGGTTATTTCCATTTGAATTCATTCATTGCAAATGCTTTCGAGTGACCAATTCTATCATTTCCATAATGTATATTTAGGTAAATAAAATCTGTGCCGGGGACTGATATATCCATGAGTGCCAGTTCACCCTTTGCGAAAGTTTGAATGTAGTTAGCCACAATTTTCTTATCTGAGTTACCTAAGTTGATGAATGCTTCGTTCACATAGGCAACCAGACCTGTATTTCTATCAGCAATAATCTTATCAGTATACAAGGACCAGTTAAATTCTTCCTTACCTTGGTTAGCAAAATTTTTATCTTCTTCAAGTGAGTTAGACATGTTCGAGTTATATGTGGATCGTTGTTCATCGGTTAATGTATCAATGATATGATTATCATTTGGTTCTTCAGATGATGAATCTTTATTTGATTTTGAATCAGTTGCATTCTTCCCGACTGAATTAGATGAACTAGAAGGTGTTTCTTCATTTTTAGAAGATACACTGGTATCACTCGAAGCATTATTATTTGTTGGCGTCGTTGACAGGCCAACCCAACCCCCAAGACTTATGATGGCAACTCCTAAAGAAATATAAGCATATTTGTTGCTAATTATTGTGGATTTTCCTTCGCGTTTGGCATTGAGCCACAGTAAAAAGATAATTACACTTATCACAAGTAAAACTAAGAAAATGTACATTTCGTCTCCTCCATATGGTAAAATATTATTGTTCAGTATTTCCCAAGTGGAGGTACCTATCCTCTCTCTGTTTGCCGCAGATTGGGGATTTTTTATTCACCCAAGTAATTCCGGGTGACTTCAATTACATATTTCCACAAGCGTTCAGGAATGGCTAATTGCTCAACGACGGTGTTAAAATCAATGTTATCCATGTCTGGGCATTCATAATAGCGGTTATAATACATGGGCAGTAATATCTCAAGGCCACGGACATCAGCAGCTACTTCGATTTTAATATGGGAAGTAGGGGATGCAAAGTATAATACTCCTTCATCCTTATTTCTCATGTGGCCAATTTCATGCGAAATTACCCGTGGCAATTCTGCTTGTCTGTACCAATTCATGTTGATGATAATCATGTTCTGCTCGTGATCCGCCAGTGAGGGAGTTTTTGATTTTAGTTCTCTGGTGAGCATAAAATTAATGCCATGATCAAAGGCATAGTTCAAAAGGTCATTAATGAGATCGTTCATCCTTAGCACCCCGCAAAAGCCGTTTAATAATTTCGAGATCTTCATCAGGTATGGGTCTGCCTTCAAAGGTCATAAGTACATCATCATCGTCAATATCTACTTTCTTTGGCTTTTCATTTTTCTCTAGGCCCAATAAATCGTCAACAGTGACATCTAAGACTTTAGCGACTTTTTGTAGATTCTCAGTGGTAGGTGTTTTTGTACCCCAACGGTAAATACTGTTTTTGCCGATACCAGCTTTCTCAGCAACTGTTTGTAGTGACCAGCCCTTTTCTTTTGAAATTTTTTTAATTCGATCTAATGTTGTCATATCAACACCTCAAGGAATATCAATGACGTTAATTTATCACAAATGGTATATTTTTGTTGACAATTTACCACAAGTGGTAGATAATAACATCATCAAGTAATTAAGCAATAAAAAACAAGCCTACTCATATCGTTGCTTTGGCGAGGAACAGTTAGGAGTAGTAATGTTAAATGCTTATTTTCGTATGCCCTAATTTTATCACATGTGGTAGAAAAAAAGCAACAACTTGATGAATAAATAACTAAGGAGGGTAAAAATGACTGAGGAAAAATTAACTGAAACTGCTAATGCAATCACGTCACAAATCAAGATTGCGCTGTTCAAGAAAAACATGAAACAAACTGAATTAGCGCAATTGATTGATGAGAATCCACAACAGATCAGCCGAGCAATTCATGGCGACATGCAGCCTAAGTCAATTGAAATTCGACGGAAAATTTATCGCGTACTGGACATTGCCTAAGGAGGCAACGAAATGACAATTAAAGATGACAACCTAAATCCTGCAAAAGAAATTGCACAATTCATCATTGATTTAATTCAAGATTCTGACATTGAAAAAAGCCCAGAAATGGTGGCAGCCATCGCTGAACTCTTTACGGCAATCAGAGAGCGTTAAGAGTAACAAAATGAAATTAGGGGAAATGTCATTGACGAAAAACTAAGTAATAGGCAATTCGTTTAGTGATATTCCATGCTTGCTCTGGATTCTGAAGTATTAAATCAATGATTCTTCCTATTAAGACATCTCCAATTATCCCGACGACGTGACCTTTAATTTTTGCAGATGTGGAAAAATTTTTAGAAAGAGTTGATGCTATATCGCTTACTTGTTTCGACAATTCTTGTTGTTTGCCGTTATGTACATTGTCATCTTGGGGAGCTTGGCTTTCATAAAAAGCTTTTTTAGAGGTTTGTACATCGTGATCGGCGATATCTTCAGACTTATTAGATTCATTTTCAAAATTATCAGAGTAATTAGGGAACGAATTAAGAAAGGCTAATGTGTCTTCTAAAAACTTAGGGTTTTCAGCAACTTTAGGAATAATGCCTGAGCGTAATTAAAAGGCTGATTCATTCGCTTATCTGTCCTTTCATTTGAAATTTAGTTACAAGAATTATACCAAAAGGAGGAGTTGAAAATGAAGGTAGAACTTAACTTGCCAGATGACTTCAAGGCAGAACTTGCTGAGCTGATCACGCAAGCCCTGGATAAGAACCTTCCTAAGCAAGAACCCGAACTAGAAGGATTTGTGAAGTTGGGGCGTGCCGCTAACTATGCGGATATCTCAAGAACGACCCTAGATAATTGGCTCAAGGCGTCATATATCAAGCAGTATCAAATTGGCGGCAATCAACTTATCAGCAAAAAAGAACTGAATGATTTTATCAAGCAACACTCAATTTAAAAATAAAAATGGTCTGGCTGGCTATGGGAGAGTGGAATTAATGGATCTAAGTTTTTGGATTTTGGTAGGCATTGCAGTCTATCAACTTTGGAAACATCGCTACGAGTTATTTTTCGATGAAACGTTCGAGGACAAAGAGGAGGAAAAGCATCATGAGATTAACCATTGATATTAATCCATATGAATTCAAGCAGAGGTTTTTCTTTAGAAATTGGTACTTGGTACAAGGCAGACTTAAGAGAAAATGACTGGTATCCAGAAAGAAACAATGGGGTGAAATGATGTCAATGAAGATCAATAAGTTTGAAATTGAAAATGTGAAGCGGGTCAAAGCCGTTAAAGTTGAGCCGTCTGATAAAGGGTTGACCATCATTGGTGGCAACAACAATCAAGGCAAGACTTCAGTGCTGGATTCGATTGCTTGGGCCTTGGGTGGCAATCGCTACCGGCCTAGTGACCCTAATCGTAAGGGTTCTGTGACGCCACCTAATATTCACTTAACTTTGAATAATGGCCTGGTCGTGGAACGTAAAGGTAAGAACAGCACGCTAAAAGTGATTGACCTAATGGGCAAAAGGCCGGGCAAGACTTGTTGAATAGTTTTGTGGAAGAACTGGCTATTGATCTGCCCAAGTTTATGGAATCCAGCAGTAAAGAGAAGGCTAATACACTGCTCCAAATCATTGGTATTGGCAGTCAATTGGTCGAATTAGAACAAAAAGAAAATGAAGTCTATGGCAAACGGCACACGATTGGACAAATTGCCGACCAAAAGAAGAAATTTGCCAAGGAGCAAGTCTTTTATCCAGACGCTCCAAAGGAATTGGTGTCGGCTTCAACATTGATTCAAAAACAACAAGAGATTTTGGCCCGTAATGGTGAGAATCAGCGTAAGCGGGAACAGCTCAAACAACTTGAAGTTAGGTCACAACAAGAATTGGACCAATTGACGTTGTTAGAGAAACAGTTAGCTGATTTGAAGGTTATCCATGAAAAAACCGTTTCAGATGTGACTATCGCTAAGAAGTCCGCGCTAGAGTTACGGGACGAATCAACTGATGAACTGGAAAAGAATATTGAATCAGTGGATGAGATCAATCGCAAAGTCCGGGCCAACTTAGATAAGGATAAGGCCGAGACTGATGCCAGCGAATATATCAAGCAGTATGAAGCTTTGAGTACGGAGTTGGAAGATACCCGGGAAGCTAAGTCTAAGCTATTGGATAATGCGGATTTACCGTTACCAGAGCTGTCGGTAGTCGATGGTGAGTTAACTTACAAAGGGCAAAAATGGGATAACATGTCTAGTTCTGACCAACTTAAAGTCTCCACAGCTATCGTTCGTAAATTGAAACCAGATTGTGGTTTTGTGCTGATCGACAAGCTGGAGCAAATGGATTTGGACTCGTTGAAAGAATTCGGTCAATGGTTGGAACAAGAAGACCTGCAGGCCATTGCCACTAGAGTCAGCACGGGTGATGAATGCTCCATCATCATTGAAGATGGCTATAGCCATGCCAATGGGGATGATCAAGTTAAAGCTGAACTACCTGCAGCACAACTAAGTTGGAAGGAAGGGGAATTTTAATTGAATATTACAAGAGGTATTATTCCAAAGGCTAAAAAGGTCGTTATTTACGGCCCGGAAGGTATCGGGAAATCCACGCTGGCTGCCAAGTTTCCAGAACCTCTATTTTCTGACACCGAAGATAGCACTACATCTATGGATGTGGCCAGATTTGATAAGCCAACAAGCTGGACCATGTTGTTTCAACAAGCAGACTATGTTATCGCTAATCATCCATGCAAGACCTATGTGATTGACACTGCCGATTGGGCCGAAAAGTTAGCTAAAGATTATGTAATCGGTAAAGGCAACAATATTCACTCAATCGAAGATTTTGGATACGGCAAGGGCTATACCATGCTGGCTGAAGAATGGGGCCGGCTATTGAATAAGTTGAGTGATGTAGCTGACCAAGGCATCAATGTGGTGGTCACAGCCCATGCCATGATGCGTAAATTTGAACAGCCGGATGAATTGGGTGCTTATGATCGTTGGGAATTAAAACTGGAGAAAAAGACGGCCCCAATGACTAAGGAATGGGCCGACATGGTACTGTTTGCCAACTATAAGACGCTGGTAGTCAATGTGGATGGTCAAGGGGCTTCTAAGGGTAAGAATAAGGCCCAGGGCGGTAAGCGGGTGATTTATACTCAGCATCATCCAAGTTGGGACGCTAAGAATCGGTATAATCTTCCTGAAGAAATCGAGATGGATTACAACGAGATTAAGGCCATTATCGAATCAAACCAGCCAGCTTCTACACCTCAACCGCAGCCAACGCCTGCACCTGTGACGACCCCACCAGTGGCCGAGGCTCAACCGGAAGCACCAAAGGAAGACCCATTCAAGGATAAGCAGATTGAAGGTGAAATCAAAGTGACGGATGATGATATGCCTTTTGACATGACTGATGACAAACAGCCTCAAAATCCGCAAGTCCAACCAGAAAATATCCCTAAGCCACTACAAGATTTGATGGCAGCCAATGGTGTCAGTGCTGAAGAGATCATGACTGCTGTGAACCAAAAGGGTTATTACCCGGCCGGAACGCCTATCAGTAACTATGACCCAGCCTTTATTCAAGGCGTGCTGGTAGGTGCCTGGGAACAAGTTTTTGAAATGATCAAAGCTAATCGACAATAGGAGGAATCACATTGAATAATCAAGGACAACAAGAACACGAATTAGGTTGGGATGACACGATCGAAAATGATGGTGGCTTTACCCTTATCCCTGAAGGCGACTATCCATTTACAGTCACAAGCATGGAACGGGGCCGATATACGCCAGGTCCTAACAGCAAGTTACCAGCCTGCAACATGGCAAAACTGGACTTAACAGTTCAAACACCTGCTGGGGAAAAAGCCGTCATCAAGCATAACTTGTATCTGCACACCCAGACCGAAGGGTTATTGTCTCAATTCTTTATTGGTATTGGTCAAAAGAAAAAAGGTGAACCGCTACGAATGAATTGGACCAAAGTTGCCGGTGCCACAGGTATCGCCCATATTATCGTCAATGAATATACCAATAATCAGGGGAAGGAACGCACGAATAATCAAGTAGATTATTTTGTGGATCGGCGTGAAATAAACACAACAGCACCGGCATCAACACCAGCTCCAACGCCTGCGCCTGCAGCAACACAACAACCTCAACAAACCACCCAGCCATTCCCAACTCAAAATCCAACACAACAGCCAACAGGCTTCACACCTGGCGCATTTTAGGAGGTGGCCAACATGGAGAGACCAGAAATCAAATTACCCATTGGAGAACTAGCCAATGGTGGTGTTCAAGAAAAACTCGATATGGAATTGAAAAAGATATTCCATAATATCGCCGACCCTAACACGGAAGCCAAGACAGCACGTAAGGTCCAGATCACTCTGGAATTCAAGCCAGATGACGAGCGCCAAAGGGTGGACTTAAAGAGTTCCTTTAAAACCACGCTGGCCCCAGTCAAAGATGTCTCTACTTTAGTTTTGACCGAAGAAATGGATGGCAAAGTTTACGCTGCCGAATTGAAATCCGACGTAAAGGGTCAAACTTACTTTGATGCCGATGATTCAAAGCTCAAGACGGATACTGGCGAACCAATTGAAGAAGTCGAGCAAGAAGCGAAACCTAAAAGCGATGTTGTGATCGGCCTCCAAAAGAAGAAAGGATTATTTAAATGTTAAAAGAATTTGCCCAATATTTAGCTGCTCAAAATATTAAACCTGAGGACCGTATTCAAACGATTGCTGATGAAGTTTTTGTGATTGATGCCAATGGTGAACCTCATAAAGTCACACCGCGCTTGCCTTTAGCTAAAGAGTCATTGATAGTTCATACGTTGACCAGTGTGGTGGATTATCTGTTGCATGCTAATGACCGTGTGTTTGCAAATAAATTGATTCTACAGATTCGGGATCCTTACAGCATTAAACTCACATCAGCATTACAGCCTGACGGATCCCGGGAGGATCTACTGGTTGCCAAAGCGTTAACGCCACAAATTGATTTTGACTATTTCATGGATATCGAAGAGCTGAATATTGCGCTGCAAGCTAAATTCGTGCCAACAGATGACTCGAAGACGATTCTAAAAGTCATTGGCAATATTAAAGAGGAAAATGTGCATAGCACTGGCGATGATGGTGTATCTCAAGTTGTGACTGCCAAAACTGGTGTGGCAACTGTAAGCAATATCAAAGTGCCAAATCCAGTGGTGTTAGCGCCATTTCGAACTTTCAGTGAAGTACAACAGCCAGAAAGTGCCTTTGTATTCCGGATGAAAGATGGGCCACGAGGTGCGTTGTTTGAAGCGGATGGTGGGGCTTGGCGATTGAAGGCTATTCAGAACATCAAAGCTTATCTAGAAAAAGAATTGGCTGAGATGATCAAGGCTGACAAATTAGCTATTATTGCATAGGAGGTCACTATGGAACTGAGACCATATCAACAAGAAGCACGAGTTGCAATTGAAGATGAATGGTCAAGTGGTGTGAAGCGAACGCTTTTGGTTTTGCCAACCGGAACAGGAAAGACAATTGTGTTTGCCAAAGTAATTGAAGATGCAGTACGTAAGGGCGAGCGGGTGCTCGTCCTTGCTCATAGGGGGGAGCTTTTGGACCAGGCCGCTGATAAGTTGCAGACGGCTACAGGTCTGAAGACTGCCACGGAAAAGGCTGAAGAAACGAGCTTGAATTCCTTCTACCGCGTTGTTGTTGGGTCAATTCAGACTTTGCAACGCGAGAAGCGGCTGCATCAATTCTCTAAGGATTACTTTGACACCATCGTGGTGGACGAGGCCCATCATGCCATTTCACCTGGCTACCAAAAAGTGTTGCAATATTTTGACCAGGCACAAGTATTGGGCGTGACTGCGACACCAGATCGTGGTGACATGCGCAACCTGGGAAGCTACTTTGAAAGCTTGGCTTATCAATATTCATTACCAGAGGCGATCAAGTCTGGGTATTTAACACCAATCAAAGCATTGACCATCCCTTTGAAACTGGACTTATCACAAGTGTCTATGCAGGCTGGTGACTTCAAGACCAAAGATTTAGGTACTGCGTTAGATCCATACCTGGAACAAATTGCCACGGAAATGGAAAAAGTCTGCAAAACACGCAAGACCGTTATCTTTCTGCCATTGGTCAAGACTAGCAAAAAGTTTCAAGAGATTCTGAATAACCATGGCTTTAAGGCGGCCGAAGTCAATGGTGAGAGTGATGACCGGGAGGAAGTCCTGCAGGATTTTGAAGCTGGTGAATATAACGTCCTTTGTAACTCCATGCTGTTAACGGAAGGCTGGGACTGCCCCAGTGTAGATTGCATTATTGTTTTACGACCCACTAAAGTCAGAGGTTTGTATTCTCAAATGGTGGGACGTGGTACCCGACTGGCGCCCAATAAAAAAGAATTACTGTTGTTAGATTTCCTATGGCTCACAGAACGTCATGAATTGGTACATCCGGCTAACTTGATCACTGAAAGTGATGATGTGGCTAAAAAGATGACCGAGAACATTAATGAAGCTGATGGGCCGGTGGATATTGAAGAAGCTGAAGTTCAAGCCACTGAAGATGTGGTGGCTGAACGTGAAGAGGCATTGGCTAAGAAATTGGCTGAAATGAAGCGTCGTAAGAGGAAGCTAGTGGATCCGTTGCAATTTGAAATGTCTATCCAGGCCGAAGACTTAACGAATTATGTGCCAGCGTTTGGCTGGGAAATGAGTCCGGCCACAGACAAGCAGCAAAAGTCTTTAGAGAAGCTTGGTATTTTACCTGATGAAATCGACAACGCCGGCAAAGCCAATTTAATCTTGGACAGACTAAATAAGCGCCGTGATGCAGGGCTTACGACGCCTAAGCAGATTCGTTTTCTCGAACAGCGTGGCTTTCAACACGTGGGAACCTGGCAATTTGAAGTTGCACGCAAAATGATTGACCGCATTGCTGCTAATGGGTGGCGAATACCTAATGGTGTAGATCCTAAGACCTATGTTTAATGGTGGTCAAAATCTATTTAAGGACAGGAGATATAGAATGGATAAAGATATTTTGAGCTTACAGACAGATTCAATTATTTATGAAGAATTAGCATTTTTTAGCAAGGTACTACTTTTATTCAATGGGACTGACTCTTTAACCAAAGATGAAATTGAAGATGCAGTCGATTTTTATAAACATAAGGCGGAGGTCTTGCTAAAGGAAACGCCCGATAAGAACACCGACGATTCCGCCGAGAAGTAAATTAGCAGCCCAGAATAAGACTTTATAAACTGGTTGCTCATCATCAAACTTTTTAACAGCGATGGAAGTAATTCGAGGACTAGACCCATCTGTCTTATCATAAAAGCTTTCACAAGCATAATGAATAATAAGATGCTTTTCTGGATTGTTTTCAATTCCTTGTAAAGTTTTAATAGCTTTGCTGTGATCTTTATATCTAGACAATTTGCTACCCCTTTTAAATTTAATAATAGTTAATTTTACCATAGTCAAATTAAAGGAAAGTTGTGATTTCATTGTGACGGAAACAAAATTGAATTTAACTGAACTATTGGATTACGTAGATCCAGCTATGCTGAGTTACCAGGAATGGGTCGATGTAGGTATGGCTTTGAAACAAGAAGGCTATACCGCAAGTGACTGGGATGCCTGGAGCCAACAAGATTCTGGACGTTACCATCCTGGCGAAACCTGGAAGAAATGGGAAACCTTCAACGGGACAGGTAATCCCGTGACCGGGGCAACTATCACCCAAATGGCCAAAGAACATGGCTGGACCCCAGGCGTGAATTCCCATGAATTGGATTGGAATGACACCATTGATAAAGACGACTTGCGGATCATTGACAATAATTGGCTAGAGGGCCGAGAAATCGAGCCACCGAAGGATTGGGACCCGGCCAAAGAGATAACGACTTATTTATCCACGTTATTTGATTCAACGGATTATGTTGGCTATGTAATGCAATCTTACTACAACGAAGAAAACAAGCGTTACTTGCCTAAGAAGGGCAACTACGACCGGACTGCCGGCGAGTTGATTCAGTTATTGAATCAGGTCAAAGACGGCGACATTGGTTCTGTTTTAGGTGATTATTCCAAAGAAGGTGGTGCCTGGATTCGTTTCAATCCCTTAGACGGCAAGGGTATCAAAAATGATGATGTGACTGAATATAAGTATGCCTTAGTTGAATCTGACAGTGTGGACTTAGAACATCAAAATGCCATCTTGCATGAGTTGGAATTGCCCATCGCCTGCTTGGTCTATTCGGGGCATAAATCCATTCATGCCATCGTCAAGATTGAAGCCGATGACTATGACGAATACCGCAAACGTGTAGATTATCTTTATGATGTCTGCAAACGAAACGGCTTTAGCATTGATATTCAGAATCGCAATCCATCCAGATTGAGCCGGATGCCTGGCATAGTCCGTGGAGATACCAAGCAGTTCTTGATGGCAACTAATATTGGTAAAACAAATTGGGCCGAGTGGCACGAATGGATTGAAGGTGTCAATGACGATTTACCTGATCCAGAACCCTTAACCGATACCTGGGATAATATGCCGGAACTAGCTCCTCCATTAATTGAAGGGATTTTGCGCCAAGGCCACAAGATGTTGCTGGCTGGGCCCAGTAAAGCTGGGAAGTCATTTGCTTTGATAGAGTTAACGATTGCCATTGCTGAAGGCAGAGAGTGGCTGATCTGGCCTTGTGCTCAGGGCAAAGTATTATATGTGAACTTGGAGTTAGACCGGGCCAGTGCGCTGCATAGATTCAAAGATGTTTATGGTGCCCTAGGTTATCCACCGAATTCGATTGGCAATATTGATATCTGGAACTTGCGGGGCAAGTCGGTCCCCATGGATAAGCTGGCGCCTAAGTTGATTCGTCGGGCCCAGAAAAAAGATTATATCGCAGTTATCATTGATCCTATCTATAAAGTGCTGACTGGGGATGAAAACAGTGCCGACCAGATGGCCTACTTCACCAATCAATTTGATAAGGTGGCCACTGAAATGGGCTGTGCTGTGATTTACTGTCATCACCATTCCAAGGGGAGCCAAGGCGGCAAGAAATCCATGGACCGGGCCAGTGGGTCTGGCGTATTTGCCCGAGACCCAGACGCTTTGATGGACCTAGTAGAACTAGATTTGAGCGACGAGCTTATGAAACAACAACTTGATCGGGCCATATGTAATACCTATCTGAAAGAGATTAAGCAATTTAACCCTAAGTATGTTAGCGACGAAATTTCACAAGACGACCAATTGAGTCGTTCTGTGATGGAAGGTCATGCCAAGAATGCCATTCCATTGGATAAACGTCCAGAAGTTGAGGCAGCTATCAAGGATGTTAAAGATGCAGTTCGCAATTATACCGGCTGGCGTATTGATGGTACCTTGCGGGAATTTCCAAAGTTCCCTGCGATCAATATCTGGTTCAAGTATCCCGTCCATCAAGTCGATAAAGATGGTGTGCTAAAGGATTCAGAGCCCGATGGAGAACAACAACCTTGGCAAAAGAACTTCACTAAAAAGAAGACACCTGCCGAACGAAAAGAAGAACGTAAAAAAGCTCTAGATACCGCCTATGAGGCATTGGGGCTAGAAGATACCGTTACCGTTGATGATCTCGCTGAATATATGGGCATTTCTGATAAGACGGTCAAGCGCCGGATCAAAGAGCATGGCGGATTTGCAATCGATGGTGGAACTATCTACAAGAAAAAAACGGGTAAACCAACTAGTCAATAAAATGTTTACTGGACATTTACCGAGTTTGTCTCTGAAAAATCCTTCTCATAATTGGACAAAGTCGAAGACAAACACCGAGTTTGTCTGTCCATTCCTCAAAAGTATCCGTGACCAAAAAGACAAAAGTCTCGACTTTGTCTGTCCAGATTAGATAATTATGAGAAATTCATGAGTGGACAGACAAGACAAAAGCTCGACTTTGTCTGTCCGGCAAATCTGCCAGACACTGGACATTCCTCGACTTTGTCCTGTCCAGAATTATTTTCACAAGCCCATGGACAAACTCGAAACGTGTCCGTGTCTGTCTCTTAGAGCCATATGGCTTTATGCCAGTTTGTGAAAAAAGTAGTGTCCGGGGGTGGACAGACACTACTACCTACCAAGTAGGTAAACATGGCTGTCCGTCCAGATTGGTTGTGTCGAACATGGAACATTTGGCGATGAGCTACGCCAAAATGTCCATGCCATGACACACCCAAACCAGTGCGCGATGAAAAATAAAAAATCAAAAAAATAAAGCGGGGGATGAAATGGAAATTAAATTTTTTATGCCAATGAAAAATGTGCCCCGAACAACACACCAGCAAAAACAAGTTAGAGTCGTTCATGGTAAGCCGGTATTTTACGAACCCGATGCCTTGAAAGAAGCCAGAGCAAAATTGATGTCTCATCTTGGGCCACATTCACCCCAGGATGAGATCAACGCCCCAATTAGGCTAATTACCAAATGGTGTTTTCCGCTGAGTGGACAGCATAAGCCTGGCGAATATAAAGCGACTAAGCCAGACACAGATAATTTGCAGAAGTTGCTTAAGGATTGCATGACGGACTTGAATTTTTGGCGAGATGATGCCCTAGTGGTCAGCGAGATCACCGAAAAGTTCTGGTCAGATATCCCGGGCATATACGTTAGCATCGAGGTATTATCATGAACTACGCAGCGTTCTTCAATGATTTGAATCAATGGATCCAAGAGAACAACAAACAGGCTCAGCTGGTCGGTTTTGACACTATGCCGTATTGGAATTGGGTCACGCACACAACTGGTGAGCTATCTAAGAAATATGACGATAATTGGCTGGTGATCAAGATGCTAGTCGGCGTATTGGAATATTTGGACGAAGTAGCAGGAAAACAGAAATGAAGGATTCCAAACTGGTCGATTTCGACCGGGTTAAAAATTAGGAGGGAATTGCAAATGAGCAAATCAAGAATAGTAATTGATGGCAATCTCGACAAAGAGCGCTACGGCACATTGATCAACCTGGTTTCTAGTTATTTAAGACGAGCGGATTTTCGAGGAATTGTCAAAGAATCCGGTCGCAATGGCAAGGTTGAATATATTGGAATTCCCAGGGAGGTAGATGATGACTAAAAGGTGTGCAGAATGTGGACGTGCTATTAAAGACGGATATTTAACAATTGGCGACAATTATTTACAGGTTAACTAATGACAATCTGTTACTTATCACAACGGCAGATAAAGACAAAATTGTTGAAGCCATGCAGCAGACTGGAGGTAGATAATGATGAATGATGGGGAATGGGTACCAATGGATGTAAAGTATTTCTTTCTGGAAACAAACAAAAAGAAACCTAATTTGCGAGATGAGCTGCTGAAAGAAAATGAAGAAGCTTATCAGCGCTGGTTTGATCGTTGGTTTAGACATCGGCACTTTACTGACGAATTTAAAAATGCTGCAATGCAAGGCTACACCGGTACTATCATTTATAATCCGGATTTAAATAACGGCAGACTGACTGATGACGAAAAATACTTATATCATCGTATTTCTGATGAACGTTTCGTGCCGTTGATGCGTGAGAAGTTCCCAGATTTAACTATTAAAGCTAAAAAGTGGAAAAAGAAACACACGCAGTGGATAACCAACATTCCTTATACTAAGAAATATTTTCAGGTGAGTGTTAGCTGGGCCAAAGCGAAGTCAGGTGATACCGATGACTGAAAAGAATTATTATGAACTTACCCCGGCAAGGGCAGAACAGTATGACGGCTCTTCTGAAATGATAGCTAAGTATCGTATTATTCCAGCTGGTAAAGGAATGCAGCAAGGTTTAGATTATGACGCCTTACCTGGAGGCAAGGGAAGCCATATGTTTTACCCTATCGTTAAGGGCGATTACATTATTATTTTGCCTTTTGGACAGTACAAACGTGTTCTTGAAAAAGAATTTGAAACTGGCTATTTATCTGCTGATCCAGCTCAAAAAAAGATGGATAACGTCAATACCCCAGAGATATGGGCATGGTTAGATGTAGGCAGAACCCATTATGAACAAAAAGCGTCTTATTACAAAAATAGTCATGGCCCAGCATTTTACCGAAGCAGAAAGGATGCAATTCGATATGGGGCCAACAAAGGTGCGCTAGTTCGTTTTTCACTAGCAGGAATAGAGGAGGTATCGACTATTGATGACTGATAACGAAGTGGTTCAGAAAGTATTGGCCGAAGTTCAACGGCAGCGGTCTCAAAAGCGTGACGAAGAAAAAGACTTCCGACTTCGCAATACTAAAATTTTGTTGCGCGAGTATCGGAAGCTCAAGACCCACATTGCCATAGCCCCTGAAGATGAGATCACGCCGGATGAATACAAACTACTTTCTGGGGGCCATCAAGATATTTCATCCTTGATGAAATATAAGATTTCTACGAAGCGGTTAATGCGGTATGTGGACTCGATCCTTGATGCCTATGAAGGGTATTGTAAATCTGGTGACAGTTATGACAATCGTCGGTGGGTAATTATTGACAGCATGTATCTGGGAGATAAACGCTTAAAAATATCACAACTGGCAGATATGTATTGTGTCGATCGCAGCATCATCAGTAAGGAGCAATCCAAAGCTATTCAGGACTTGAGTATTATGCTGTTTGGCATTCGGGGGTTAGATGATTTTTTTGATACCTACTTATCATGACCATGCACATTTTTTGCACCCATAATGCAACATTTATATGATACTATGATATTGTACAAAAATTAGATGTCATGTTTTGTTGATCTCCTTTTTGAAATAAATATTTGAATTAACCTCGTTTCATGATGGTATCTTGCTGAGGAGTAAGGTACTATTTTTGCTGAGGTGAGGAAAGATGAAAGAAAATACTGATATATCCTTTGTTTCGGTAATAATTGCTCTGACAGCTATTTTAATAAAATAGAAAAGGTGGTGATCTGACATGAAAGGAAAGTCAAGATTTGAGATATTGGAAGGCTTGACAAAAAAGCAGCAAAAGGCTGTTATGTTGCTGTCTGAGCCTAAGGCGAAACAGGTCAAAGTCGCTGAACTTATTTCAGTGTCAGAAGCCACTATTTCACGATGGATAAAGTCTGAAAAATTCGCTAAAGCACAGCGTGAATACGATCAATTTGTTTATGAAAATTTGCGTGCACATGCCGTAAATACCATGGGCAAGTTGCTGGGAGCGCGCTCGGAACTAGTCCGGTTCAATGCTGCCAAAGATATCTTGGACCGGACAGGGATTGTACCTGTGGAGAAACACGAAGTTGAAATGTCTGGCACGATTGATTCCAATCCATACGCTGGCTTAACGACAGAAGAACTCAAGAAGCTTGTAAGTGGAGGCGATGTCGATGCTTCAAGTTGACAGCCAAATTATAAGAGGTGCCCAGGAAGAACTCGCAAGACGTGAGTTCTTTTCTTTTTGCAATTTAATGGCCCCAGATTTTTATAAGCCGGATAGAACATTCCTGGTTAATTTTTGTAATGACTTACAGTCCTTCATTGAATCTGACGATGACGTGCTGGTTATCAATTTGCCCCCACGGCATGGTAAGTCACGGACAGCCAGTCTTTTCGTGGAATGGTTGTTAGGCAATGACCGTCAAAAGAAAATCATGACAGGCTCCTATAATGAGACCTTATCAACGGTGTTCTCTAAGAACGTTCGTAATGCTATCCAGGCAATCAAAGCGGACGAAGATGTGACTGTTTACAGTGATATTTTTCCAGGTGTCAGGATCAAGCCCGGGGATGGTGCCATGAATCTATGGTCATTAGCCGATGGCTATAACAATTACCTGGCGACTTCGCCTAGTGGAACTGCGACAGGGTTTGGGGCAGATTTGATTATTATTGATGACTTGATCAAGACAGCGGAGGAAGCTCACAACGCTTTAGTGTTGGAGAAACATTGGAATTGGTTCGTGGACACAATGCTATCCCGGCTTGAGTCTGGTGGCAAGATTGTCATTGTCATGACACGTTGGCACAGTCAAGACTTAGCAGGTAAGGCTTTAGAGGAGTTGCCCGGCGTTGGCTTTACATTAAGGCATATCAATCTTAAAGCTATGCAAGATGATGGCACGATGCTGTGTGATGACATTTTGAATCGACATGACTATGACATCAAGGTAAAGGCCATGGGTGCAGATATTGCCTCGGCCAACTATCAACAAGAACCTATTGATATTAAAGGCCGCTTATACAGTGGTTTTAAAACATATGATAAGTTGCCTGATAATCCTGACAGCATTTCTAGTTATACGGATACTGCTGACACCGGATTAGATTATCTGGCCACTTTTATTTATCGGGAATATAACAAGGAAGCCTATATTCAAGATATCATTTTTACTCAAGATCCAATGGAAGTCACCGAGCCATTACTTGCCAAGAAGCTTTATGAAAATAATGTCAATGTGTCATGGATAGAATCCAACAATGGCGGCCGTGGCTTTGGTCGTAGCGTTGAAGAAAGATTGCGGCAAAAGTATCACTCTAATCACACGGTTTTTAAATTGTTCACACAACGTAAAAATAAAATCAGCCGGATATTAACTAAAGCACCTTGGGTTATGGAGCATGCATACTTCCCTGAAAATTGGAAGGCACGGTGGCCGGAGTTATATACTTCTTTAGCCAAGTATCAACGTGAGGGCAAGAATGAACATGACGATGCGCCAGATGCTTTAACGGGCGTCGCTGAAAAAATAGACCGGAAGGGAGGTTACGTACCTTGGACATAAATGCTATGAAGGCTTTATTGAAGAATACAGATGCACGCCGTAATAAGTTCAACGACCAATTTCAAAAGTCATTAAAATATTATTTTAATCAAAATGATATTACGAACCGAAACAATGGGGAGTCCAAACTTAATAATGAGGGCAAGGATGAAATATTACGCCGAGCGGACAATCGAGTGAGCAGTAATTATCATCAATTATTAGTAGACCAAGAGGCGGGGTATGTGGCAACTATCCCGCCAGACATTGATGTGGAAGATGATAAGTTAAACGACATCATCAGGGATACACTGGGTGATAACTTCAATTTACGAATGAATCAGTTAGTTGTTGATGCCAGTAATGCTGGTGTTGGTTGGATTCACTTTTGGTTCGATGCTGATAACCAATTTAGATATGGGATTGTGCCGCCAGACCAAGTGACCCCGATTTATTCTAGTGATTTGAACCGCAAGTTGCTTGCCGTTCGGCGAACTTACTCACAATTGGATCCCGATACTGGAAAGAATTACAAAATCCATGAGTATTGGACAGATAAAGATGTGACCGTCTTTAAATCCCAATTACCTGACTATGCCGATCTTGCGCCATTGAATGATTATTTTGTAACAAGAGATCTAACTACGGATGATGTAGTGGGGACTGGCAATTATATGGCACATCAATTTAGCCGGGTACCATTTATTCCTTTTTCCAAAAATAAATATGAACGTCCGGAAATTAATAAGTATAAAGGCTTAATTGACGTTTATGATGATGTCTATAATGGCTTCGTTAATGACATCGATGACGTTCAACAAGTTATTTTGATTTTGACGAATTATGGTGGCACGGACCTTCAACAATTCATGAGTGATTTGAAGAAATTCAAAGCTATCAAGATGGATAGCACTGACATTGGTGATAGGTCTGGCGTTGATAAGCTGAATATTGATGTGCCAGTTGAAGCCCGTAACTCATTACTGGATATTACCAAAGGCGATATCTTTGTTCATGGCCAGGGGATTGACCCTACCAAGTTTGAAGTTAATAATGCTACCGGTACAGCGATCAAGATGCTCTACTCACATCTTGAGTTGAAAGCATCCGTTACCGAGGCATACTTTAGAGATGGTCTGAACGATTTGGTTCGGGCCATTTTGCGTTGGTTGAAAGCCGCTGATGCCGATGGCCGTAAAATCAATCAGACTTGGACGCGTACAGCAATCCAAAATAATTTGGAGCAAGCTCAAGTGGTCGCACAGCTGGCCCAATATTCCAGTGATGAAGCCATCGCCAAAGCTAATCCAATTGTGGATGATTGGCAGCAGGAATTAGAGGACCGGCAAAATGACATTGTCAAACGTGACGGCTATGACAACCCCGACGCTCTGAAAGATGTAAATGGCGGTGAACCGGATGACGAAGAAACTTAGTTATTGGGAACGCCGTTTTTTACAGCTGAAGGCTAAACAACTTAAAGATACCGAAGCCTATGAACGTGCTTTGCAACCCGAACTAAATGGCCTGTATCGTGAGTTACAGCAAGAATTGGCTGGATGGTATGTACGTTATGCCAATAATGAAGGGATGACGCTAGACCAGGCTAAAAAAGCTTTGACTAGCATCAAAACCAAGCATTGGCAATTAACTCTGCATCAGTTTGAAGATAAGGCCAAGCAAGGTGGCTTTGAACAAGAGTTGGATCGTGAGTATTACAACAGCCGAGTTGCCAGATTGCAAATGTTGGAGACCCAATTGCAGAATATGACGGCCGGTTTTGCTGATAATGAGACCCAGCATATGGGCCAAGGTCTGCAAGACCAATTTCAGGATACGTACATGCGCACAATCTTCAATACTCAGATTGCCAATGCCAAATTAACTTCTAACTTTGCCCGGTTCAATGAAGATGAGTTACGAATTGTTGTCTCTAAACCTTGGGGTGATGATGGCAAAGATTTCTCAGCACGTATTTGGAAAAACTATCGTGAAGAACTGCCCAGTCAACTGATGAATGTGATGCTAAAAGCCACGCTGTTAGGCTATAGTCCCCAACGTGTGACGAAGGAACTGCATCAAAGCTTTTCGGATGTAAAACGTAATAATATTCATCGACTAGTAGTCAGTGAAATGGGCCATGTTGCCGAAGAAGCCACGGCCAAAGCTTATGAGGAGTCAGACGTTGAAAAGTATAAGTACATGGCGACATTGGAATCTCATACTTGTGCTATTTGTGGCCATTTGGATGGTGAAATATTTAAGCTGGCTGATCGCAAGGCTGGTACCAATTATCCGTTGATCCATGCCCGCTGCCGTTGCACAACAGTACCTTACATGGAGGACTTGCCTCCAGTATCAGAACGTTGGATGCGGGACCTGAAATGGGTAAAGGCAAATCTATTGATAGCATGAAATTCGATGAGTGGAAAAAGCTTTATGTAGACAAAAAATGAGAAGAGATTTGAATGGATATTTATAAGGCTAAAAATATCTTAATAAAACCCCTACCAAACGGAAGATATAAAATGCTGATAGATGGTGTTGATTTTAGCTTTATATCAGAGGCCACATAGATATGGTTGCTGGTGGTAATGGTGTTGATGTATCGCTGAGTTTGAAGATACCAGATGCTGTTGTGGATGCTGATATAGCGGAGAGTCTTGCAAAAATGAATATTTCTAAAGAAGGAGATAAATCGTGATGGATTTTAATATCGCTAAAAAAATTGTGGCCGAGTATGTCAACGCGCATTTAGACAAAACTGATGGCACGCAAATCACTACAGACAACGTTTTCGTTGTGTGGTCATGCAAGACTTTGCAAAACTACAAGATGTTGCTAAGTACGACCTTGTCTGATGGGATGTATTATGAGGCTACTTATAATGGTGACAAGCATCAACTCTACCTTGACGCGTATAAAAAGTGGGAAAATGTCGCTTACGAGCTATAAGCACTTTGACCTGGGCAAGTCGTAAAAAGGCTTTTTGTTTTGCCTTTAAGTGAGGTCGCACCTCGTAAATCTAGCGTGAAAGGACGTTATAAATATGAAAAGAGAAGCATTGCAAAAATTAGAATTGTCCGATGAACAAATCGATAAGATTATGGCCATGAATGGTGCCGACATTGAAAAAACTAAGAGTTCGGCCGGTGATGTTGAAGCTATCAAGCAAGAAAACGAGTCATTAAAGACTCAAATTGCTGATCGTGATAAAGACTTGAAGTCTTTGAAGAAACAGGCCGGGGATAACGAAGACCTTACGCAAAAGTATTCTGACCTGGAAAGTAAGTACAAGGCCGACACGGAAGAGCTGACCCATCAGCTCCAAGAAACTAAGCTAAATAGCGCCCTCGACACTGTTTTGGGCGGCGCTAAAGTTCGTAACCCTAAAGCCGCTAAAGCTTTGCTGGATATGGATAAGGTCAAGCTTAACGACAAGGGCGAATTAGAGGGTGTTACAGACCAAATCGATGCCCTTAAGAAGTCTGACGCTTACCTGTTCGATGAAGGCACCAAGACGGGTTATAACCCTAAAGGTGGCGACGGTTCCAACGACAATGACGAAGTTCAGACATTAGTCGATGCTTTTAAAAACTAGAAAGAAGGAATTAACTTATGGCAACAATTAATTACGCCGATAAATACCAAGCGGCGATTCAACAAGCCTTTTATGATGGCCATTTATTTTCAAATTCATTATGGCAATCACCTGCTAATGGCACGATTATCTTTGATGGTGCCAAACACATCAAGGTGCCTCGTTTAACCATTGATGAAGGTCGTCGGGATCGTGCCCGCCGGACCATCACACAACCAGTATCTAACTATTCTAACGACTGGGATAGCTATGAGTTGCCTAATGAACGTTACTGGTCAACTCTGGTGGATCCATTGGATATCGATGAGTCTAACATGGTGATTTCCATTGCTAACATTACCAAGCAGTTTAACCTTGATGAAAAAATGCCAGAAATGGACCGTCAGATGTTCAGTTCTCTTTATGCAGAAAAGATTAAAGCTAATGATGGTGGCATTCACACTGATGTTCTGGATGAAAAGAATATCTTAAACGTTTTTGATGAAATGATGGCCAATTTTGACGAAGCTCGTATCCCTGGCACTGGTCGTGAATTATATGTTACACCAGCTATTAACGCTATTTTGAAACGTGCCGAAGCATCAATCGTCAATTGACCTTGTCTGGTAAAGGCAATATCCAACGGACTGTTTACAGCTTGGACGACGTGACCATCAATGTGGTACCTTCTGACCTGATGCAGACTAGCTTTGATTTTGCGGTTGGTTCTAAGCTTATAGCTGATGCCAAACAGATTCAAATGTTTTTGATTTTTAATGGTGTACAAATTGCACCACAAAAATACAGTTTTGTAGGCTTTGATGCACCAACGGCCAGCAACTCTGGTAATTATCTGTACTATGAACAATCATACGATGGCATTTTCTTACTCAAGACTAAAACCAAAGGGATTGAATTTGTGGTCAATGACAAACTGACAGCCCCGGAACCTTAGCGACTCCCGACAATGTAGAAATACAGTTGTCAGGAAGCGGGGTCGATTTTAGCGCAGGTTATAAAAAGTAAAGGAGGTTAACAAATGGCTGAAGAAGTATATACATTAAATGTTTATCAAGATGCTCAATTGTTGAGAACTGGTCCTAATTCTGGGCCAGTTCATGTTGACTTAGCACCCAAGGAATACCCGGTGGGAACATTTCAAGGTGAATTGGTTGACGGTCAAGGGAATAAAACTGAAAAGTTTGATTTTCCGGCAGTCACGGTTTATGCGCCAGTTGTGGCTGTAACCGGGGTATCTATTGACCCAGAAACAGCTAGTGTTGAAATTGGTAAAACTGTTGCTTTGAAAGAAAAAGTCATGCCAGATAATGCCACTGAAAAGGGTGTGAACTGGTCCATTGCTGATACTGCGATTGCCACGGTTAGCGGTGGCGTTGTTACTGGTAAAGCGGTTGGTAAAACGACGCTAACTGCCACAGCAAAGGCGGATAGTAAAATCGTGGGTACTGCTGAAATTACGGTAACTGAAGCAGTTACTGGTTAAGGTTGTGACTTAAATGGATAAGCACTCACGTTATGATGAATTGCTGAAAAAAGTAAAAATTCTGAACCCAAAAGGTAATGATAATCCGAACTACGATGACATTATGGGCTTTGCATTAGATAAAACAATCAATGACGTTGCTAATTACACCCACATTGTTATCACGGAGTTGCCTGAAGGCTTAGATATGACGATTATTGCTTTATGCAGTCAAATGGTCATAACTCACAACTTGCTTGGCACTGATCAAACTGGGAATGTAGACACCTTGTCTGAGGGTGACACTTCGGTTAAATTCAAATCCAATGCTGCTGTTTATGCCGAACTGCAGGCGGTGAATGCCATCACGGATAATTACATTGTCCAGCTTAATCAATTCAGGAGGGTAGCCTATGATTGAAGCTTTTAAGCAAATAGGCCAGATATTACCTACGCTTTGGTTTGATAAGGTTAAAATCGTTGGCGTTCAACCTGCAAAAGATGGCGTATTTTCAGATGTTGAAGATGTGACCATTGTGGATAATGAACCGGCCAAGATTTCCCGAAAGTCTTTAAAACCGTCTGATCAGAAGGACTTTGGGACTGATAACTATGATGTGGTGATGTATATCCGCACAGGAATCAGTATCCCAGCCGGGTCTGATGTATACGTCACTGATGTAAATGGACAGACTGTTAAATACAAGCAAACTGGCAAGGCATATACTGGCTATGTCTCTCACCAAGAAGTGGCCATGATTCGCGATGAAAAGGCTACGGAGGTGGTCGCCAATGGCTTGGGGAACGATTGACGATGCTCAGTTTCAACAGTTTGCCAAATCAGTGAGTGGTAAAATTCAATCACAAGTTTTGAAACAAGAGATTGAGAACAGTAGCCGTAGAATTGGTACGCAGGCTTTAAGAGGTGCCAAGAGTAGGACACCTGTCGATACTGGTAACTTGAGGAGACAATGGTCTATCAAAGGGCCAAGTTATGCAGGGTCAGCTTTTGTTATTGAAGTGTTAAACAACGCCGATTATGCGTCATTTGTTGAAAGTGGGCATCGTACCCGTGGTGGAAGCAGTTGGATATCAGGGCAATTTATGTTGTATAAGACGCTCCAAGAAATTGATGCCCAAATGCCACAACTTTTAACGCCTGCACTCAAAAATATGTTAGGAGGGTTGTTCGATTGAAGGAAAGCATTATTGAACTTATTGGTAATGAGCTGGCACGTTTATTTCCACAAATTCCAATATACCGAGAGTCACAGAAGGCCGGATTCAAGGACCCTTCTTTTTTCTTGCATAAAATCATGACGCAAGTCACGCCAAACCTGTTGGATTACCAGTTCCGGAGGTATAGCTATCAATTGGTTTATTTACCCAATCCTGCGAAACCCAAGACTGACATTGAACATATGGAAGAGCTATTGCTGAACAACTTTACGGCTTTGCCTGGCTACGCGACTATTCGGAATCGGGAATTTGAACCTAATGATGAAAACGTGTTGCTGATGACGTTCCAGGTTTGGCTGCGGGCTCAACCAATTGATAACACGCCTAAGCAGAAATCAATCACAGTAAAAGAGGGAGTTGCGCATGAAAGAAAGTAAATTTACAAAAGAAGCTTTATTGCGGAGCACGCGATTTGAGCCAATTGAACGAGACATTTTAAAAATTGTCTTAGTTCAGGGTCAGACTTATACCACCGCTGAAGCAGAGCAAAAAATTGAAGAGTTTAAAGGAGGTATTCACTAATGGGTGGAACTTGGACTACACAAAACAAACGCCGGCCAGGCGCTTATATCAATGTGAAAGGTGCACCACAACCTAAACCAGATACAAGCATAGGCCGGACGCTATTGCTGAACCACGTACAGCTGGATTGGGGCGCTAAAGGTGTCATTGAATTGGATACCAATTCTGATTTCAAGGCATTATTAGGCTCACCATTAACGGATGCACGTTTTGGCGCTTTGCGGGAAACTCTTAAAGGCGCTTTGACCGTGTTGTTATTGAATAATAATGACGGTAAGAAAGCGACCGTTACCGATGAAGGTCTACCATGGACGTTCACCGCTAAATATCCAGGCGTGAAAGGCAACAGTTTACACGTTTCGGTAGAAAAGGACCCTAATGACGAGACCCGTATCACAGTGTCAACGATTTATGGGACCGAGATTGTGGATCAACAAGTTGTACGGACCACCACAGCTTCTAGCTTAAAAAGCAATGAATATATTAACGTGACTTTCACTGACGACGGCAAGGAAGTGGTTGGTCAAGTTGAACCAACGGAAGGTGGTGCAGATTTCACTGCTGCACCAGGTAAACCCGAGTTGGAAGCTTTGGCTGTTAGCACTACGTATAACTTGGCTGGTGGAACGACCGAAACAGTGCCAGTTACTGACTTGCTAAATGACGCCCTGGAAACAGAACAATTTAACGTTGCCACATCTGCTGGTTTTGAACCGAAAGATAACATTCACCAATTATTGGCCACGGCTATTCAACGCTTACGGGAAGATGAAGGTTACAAGGTTCGCGCTGTCGTTCCCAATTATGAAGGTGGGGCAACTTATGACTATGAAGGTGTCTCTGTGGTGGCCAATGGTGTTGTTCTGGCAGATGGTACCAAGGTTGATACGACGTCGGCCACTGGCTATTTTGCAGGTGCATCCTCCGCCGCTGATGCTCATACGTCATTAACTTATAGCGGCTATCCTGGTGCTACTTCCGTTTATCCTAAACTCAATAATGAACAGACTATCCGCGGCTTAAATGAGGGCTGGATCATCTTTACAGCTAAACGTGGCGATCGGGTAGTCATTGAACAAGATATCAATTCGTTAACTAGTTTTACCGAGGATAAGCCGAAACAATTTGGCAAAAATCGAATCATTCGGACGTTGGACACTATTGTTACTAACACTGAAGAAGCCTTTGAAAATACCTTCCTCGGTAGAGTGAACAACGATCCAACCGGTCGAGATCTATTCAAGGCTAATCGGGTTGCTTACTTGCAAAACCTAAGTGAGATTGGTGTTATTGCTGATTTTGACCCAGCAGATTTAACAGTTGACCCAGGGGATGACAAAGATGCCATTCTCGTTACATTAGCTGTTACGCCAATTGATAGCATGGAAAAACTGTATATGACGATTATCGTTCACTAGAAGGGAGCTATAAATAATGGATGAATCACAAAGCACTATTAGTGGCTTCTTAAATGGCCGTGATACTATCAGCACGAAAGATGCCAAAGTGTTTATCACTATCGATGGTAAAATTTGGCCAATGATTGAGTGTGATAAATTTACGGCAAAACTCGAAAAGAATAAAGAAGATGTTCAAACCCTTGGTTCCCGTTGGAAGCATAAAAAGACGACTTCTGTTGAAGGTACGGGCACTCTAGGCGGCTATGTAATTAGTTCCAATTGGATCAAATACGCCTTGCCATATATTCAAGGTGGCAAGGACCTTTATTTTGAAGTGACTTGTACCATTGAAGACCCTACGTCACGCGCAGGCAAACAGACTTTCCATCTCTCAGATGTCAATCTAGATGATATTCCGCTGGCGGATTTTGAAGCGGATGATGGCGTTATGGAATTTGAATCAGACCTTACTTTTGAAGGCGTTGAATTGGTTACACCATTCACCGGTTTTGAACAATAGGAGGAATAAATAAATGGCTAGTGTTAATGATTTTTTAATGGAAAATGTGAACTCAGAACCAGAATTACGGGAAGTGGCTTTTAAGCGATTCAAAGCACCGTTTAAAATTAAATCTCTAACTGCTGAGGAGAACTCTCAGCTGCAAAAGAATGCTACGCGTAAGATTCGGGATAAACGTACCCGGCAAATCACCACTGAAGTTGACCAAGATAAATATGTCGATTTATTAATCGAGGCTTCCGTGGTTGAACCAGACCTGCATGATGAAAAATTGCAGAAGAACTGGGGCGTGATTGCTGATGCATCTGGTCTTTTGAAGAAAATGTTATTGGCTGGGGAATACGCTGAACTGGCTAATCAAATCCAAGACTTGTCTGGTTTTGATATTGAAGATATCGATGACTTGAAGGATGAAGTAAAAAACTAGCGAAGTCCGGCGATGCTGCTGACATTGAATACTATCATTACGCCATGAATGAATTTCATTGGCCACCTTCTGTTTGGATTGCTTTATCGGTGCGGGAAAAAGCTCTGGTCATATCCGGAATCGATATCCGTATCGCTGAAGAAAAGAAACAACAAAAAGAAGCTGAACGGAAGGCCAGAGCCAAGGCACACAAGTAGTCCTTGACCCTGGTCTTTTTTTGAAAGGAGGCAATGAATGGCAACAATTAGTGCAACAATCAAAATTATGGATGGTTTCAGCGCACCGCTGGATAAGTTAAGTAATGGCTTAAAAAGTAGTCAATCGGCCATGTCAAATTTGAAGTCCGCCATAAGTTCGGCGAATCCTTTTAGTAGTTTGAATAAGGATGCCGGTCAGACTGGGGGTATTTTCAAATCCGTTTTAGGCGGCAATATTATCGGCTCTGGTATTACGAAAGGTATTAGCACTGTTACTAGCGGATTGGGTGGTATGGTTGGCGACCTAAACGAAGCCAGTGCCACATGGCAGACGTTTAACGGCAATATGGCCATGCTGGGCAAGGGACCAAAAGAGATTGCGGCAACGCGTGACGACCTAACTAAATTTGCCCAACAAACGATTTATTCCGCCAGTGACATGGCTTCAACTTATAGCCAATTAGCCGCCGTGGGTATCAAGGGGACTGACAAATTAGTTAAAGGTTTTGGTGGGTTAGCTTCTGCAGCTAAAGATCCACAACAGGCCATGAAGACATTGAGTCAACAGGCAACTCAAGCAGCTGCTAAGCCACAAATTCAGTGGCAGGACTTTAAATTGATGCTGGAACAAACACCTGCAGGGATGGCCGCTGTGGCTAAAACGATGGGCATGAGTACCAGTGATTTAGTTAAGTCTGTGCAAGATGGCAAGATAGCCACGCAGGACTTCTTTGACGCTATCGCCAAAACTGGGACGAATGCCGACTTTACGAAGATGGCGACTCAATATAAAACCATGGGCCAGGCAATGGCCGGATTCAGGGAAACTTTGACCACGTCCTTACAACCGGCATGGGATAAATTGAGCCAGGTGGGTATCAAAGCCATCAGCGGTATCACGGATAAAATTGGTGAAGTTGATTTCTCTGCTCTAGGGGATAAATTAGTTTCAGCTTTAGATACTGCTAAAAAAGGTTTAACTGCTTTCTGGGATTCGTTCAAAGATACCGGCGCATTGACGTTCCTTGAGACAGCTTTTAAGTCCATTGGAACAGCAGCACAAAGCGTTTTTGAAAATCTGTCGAAAGGTAGCAAGGATAAAGACCCCTTCAGTTTTCTAAAAGGTTTGGGTACTGGCATTGGCAACACTCTAAAGGGTTTAGCTAGAGGTATAAGTGCTGTGTCTACGGCTATCGGCGAAATGGATCCCGATGACCTCAAGTTACTGGGCACAGCGCTATTGGTGCTAAAAGGTGGCATGAAAGGTATTGTCTTTACGGCTGTTGTTGCCGGTCTGAAAGCGCTAGGAAAATTAGATGTAGACCAATTGAATGGTTTAGCCAAAGCTGTGACTTCACTAGCTGCTGCATTTGCCGTTATCAAAGCTGGCATGAAGATTGGTAAAGGCGTTTCGAAAGTCTCTGATATCTTTGGCAGTCTGGGTAAAGGCGGTAAAACACCGGAGTTGCCAATTCCTGATTCTGGGAAGTCTGGCAAATCAGCTGGTAATCTTATTAAAATGGGCGGGGCCTTACTGATGATCGGCGGGGCTGTTTTATTAGCTGGTGCAGGTTTTGCATTGTTGGCTAGTGGCATCGCTAAGATTGCTAAAACTGGTAGTACCGGGATTGGTATTCTAATTGGTTTGGGCGTCGCTTTATTGGTGCTGTTAGTAGCTGTGAGATTACTAGGCCCTGGGTTAATCGCTGGGGCTGTGGGCTTCTTGATTTTTGGAGCAGCCTTGCTATTGATTGGGGTTGCCGTTTTTCTGGCTTCTGCAGGGATCGCACTTCTAGCCGAACAATTGCCGATGCTTTCTAAATATGGCGCCGGCGCTGCTCAGGGACTTTCCTTACTAGCTTTGGCAGTGGGATTGTTTGGCCTGATGTCTATCATTGCCGCGGTTGGACTAGTGCTATTAGCGGTGGCTTTGATTGCTCTGGGTGTTGGTTTTATCGTGGCCGCAGTCGGTGCCCTCCTATTTGGCGTGGCATTGGTATTGGTTGCCGTGTTTGGCATTTTGGCCGCTGTTGGGTTAATCCTTCTAGGGGTCGCTTTACTACTTGTAACGGTATTCTCGCTAACGGCTGCGATTGGTATGCTACTATTAGGCGTTGCAGTTCTTTTAGTGGCTGTATTCGGAATTATAGCGGCTGTAGGTATGCTTTTACTTGGCGTAGCCTTGGCATTAGTGATGGTATTTGCCATTATTGCCGCCGTTGGCATGATTCTGCTGGGCGTCAGCCTCATATTAGTCATGGCCTTTGCAATTGTGGCGGCAGTCGGCTTAATCCTATTGGGTGTAGCTTTAATGTTGGTGATGGTTTTTGGTATTGTCGCAGCTGTGGGTTTATTACTCTTAGGGGTAGCCTGGTATTAGTTGCGGTTATGGCATTACTAGGTGCTGTGGGGATGTTACTCATGGCCGTAGCATTGATCATGATTGCAGCGGTCGCCATGGTTGCCGCCGTTGGGATGTTGCTCTTAGGGGTAGCTTTAATGATTGCTGCACCAATGATGTTACTAGCCGCAGTAGGTGCCCTGTTATTAGGTGTTGCTGCAATTATCTTAGCAGTCGGCTTGTTATTAGTCGGGGCCGCTTTGCTATTAGTAGCTGCTGGATTATCAGCCGCTGCTAGTGGTGTCATGGCCTTGGCCAGTGCCTTTGTATCAGCGGGTTCTATGCTGGTAGGGGCTATCGTGGGTGCCATGCAAAACGTGGGGTCCAGTGTGAAGACCGGGATTTCAAATGCAGTCAACGCAGCCAAAGGATTTGGTAGTTCTTTAGTTTCCGTAGGTAAGGACTTGATTCAAGGTTTAGTAAATGGTATCAAGTCTATGATTGGTTCGGCTGTTAGCGCCGTTAAAAGTGTAGCCAGCAGTGTTGTTAATGCTGCTAAGTCAATCTTGCACATCGGTTCACCATCAAAGCTCTTTGATCAATATGGCCAGTGGGTCGTGGAAGGTCTAGCCAATGGACTAAACGGCAGTGCTGGTTTAGCTGCTAATGCTTCTGGTGATATGGCTAAGGGCGTTGTTAATGCCGCCAGTGGGATGAGCTTGCCAGACATTGCTGCAGGTAATATTGGTTCACCACAAGGACTGACTGCCGGGGATCAAATGGCTGCTGGTTTTAATCGGGCTTTAGATTCTATCAGTAACGTTCAAGCCGCGATGAATGGCTTAGCTGGGAATACGACTTTAGGAATCAATGGTCAAGTCACTGATGACACAGCTCCAAGCACATCGCCATTTAACGGCTCTGGTGGTTCCTCAAGTCAGACGACCAATAATAGCCAAGCTAGTAATAGTTCCAATGTCACAATTGAATCTGGTGCTATCCAAATCAATAGTAGTGGCAATGCGGACTACGATGCAGATAGACTGCTAACCATAATAGAAAATCGAATTGTTGAATTAAATAACGCTTCGCTGGGAGGTGCATAAGATGGCCAATCATTTTGGTATTTATTTGACGAATGATAGTAACGATACGATCGAACTGCCACTGAATCCGGCAGAACTCATGCTGAAGTATGAAACGGATGACAAGTCGGAAACAGTTATTAAGTTGGGCGAGATCAATCGAATTGGTGAGGAAAAATTGACCTCGGCTCAGATTCAAAGTACGTTGCCAGTTGCGCCCAAGGATGAACATTTTCTAACGGCAGAAATTCTATTAGATTCGGCTCAAGATTACATTGATTGGCTTGAACATGTTCGTTTGTCTAAGAAGCCATTACGGATGGTGGTTTCCACTACTAAAATTAGCTTTCAAGCTACCGTTCAATCATTTGAGTATGGCTTTAAAAATGCTTATGACGCGGAATATCATTACACCTTGGCACTAAAGGAATTTAGGCCATATAAAGCCAAAAAGATTGAGACTAACGATCCACAAAATAGTGTGACGCCAAATGATGCACCAGTGCGTGCCGCTCCACCTGACAAGGTGGGCATGGGTTCTAAAGTTACCGTAAATGGCCAGTTACATCGAGATAGTCAAGGGGATGGCCCTGGTCAAACGGAACAAAATGCACCGCGAATTATTTCGTTGGTGGCACCTGGTGCACTATATCCCTATCATGTGACTACCCTAGATGGAACTTCCCGCGGTTGGGTCAAAGAAAGCGATGTGAGTGCAGCATGATCACAAAATTTACGGTTGGCAATCGGGACGGTTCATCAGCCTGGGACGTTAGTGAGTTGACTAACAATGTTAAGTGGGTTACAGATTTAAACTTTGCGGCTGGTACATTGACTTTTGACGTGATCAAAACAGATGAGTTGTTTTATCCAAAATCTGGCGATTTAGTTGAATTTGAATGGGACGGATTCAAAGTTTTTTACGGTTATGTATTTAAAGTTGGTTATTCTCAAGATAAAAAGTTCAGTATTACGGCTTATGACAAATTAAGATATTTTAAAAATCAAGATTCACTAGTTTGGCCAGTCTCCACAGTATCCCAACGCTTTGAAACGGTGGCTAAGATGGCTGAAGTCAGTTATAAGGTTGTAAATAGCTCTGATTACAAATTGCCAGCTGAGGTAGCCGATGGAAAAACGTATTTTGACATGCTGAAAACTGCCATTGATGCCACGCAAAAAGCGACCCAGCAAATGTTTTATCTGTTTGCTAACTATGACACCGTAGAATTGCGCAAGGCACCGTATAATCAACTCGAATTAATTGTAGGCGACCAGTCGTTGATGACTGGCTTTTCTTTTGACAAATCTATTGAAGATGCTGCGAACATTGTACGTATCATTCGCAAAGACCAGGAAGAATCTCAGTCCGTAGCATCAACTTCAACAGACGAAGCTAGTGCGGAAAAGACTAGTGAAGATCCAGAGAAAACTAGTTTTAGTTACACTGATTCCAAGGGAAGTAATGTTGGCCAGTGGGGTAAGTTACAGACTACTGAAAACGCCAAGGATAAAGCGAATGACGCTCAAATTAAACAGCGTGCCGATGAATTGCTAGTAGAAAAGAATCGGGAAACTTATTCGCTGAGACTCAATGCCATTGGGGATTTATCTCTGGTAGCTGGGAATTCAGTCCATTTACAGATTAGTGATTTGCATGATGTCGGTTTTGTGATTGAGTCAGCGGCTATTTTGAAAGCAACTCATAACTTTGGCCCAAATTATAATTGCGAATTAGAAATGAAGGTGAATGAACCATGGCTGGAGAACAGCTCATCCAGTTAATGAATCAAAAAGGTGGCGGCGCTACAGACTATGCTGATGTTGTATTCGGCAAAGTTATCAGTATCGACCCCCTCAAGATTCAACTATCTAACCAAATGATTTTAACAGACGCTTTTTTAACACTTGGTCGCCATGTAACCAAGCATCGGGACCTGGTCAGCAAAATCAAGGAACATACCGAGGTTTTTGTTAACACAGGTATCCCAGAATTAGAAGGCAAGACTATTACCCGTAAGACTGTTGAAACCTATAAATATGAAATAGATGAAAGTTTGAAAGTTGATGACGCCGTGGTGTTACTTCGCCATGATGGGGGTCAGCAATTTTTTGTTTTAGAAAAAAGTAATGCTGAATGGGAGGATGATGATTAGTGGCCAATACTGAACGTCCTTCTTTTACGTATCATGTCAAAAATGGTCGCATCATGACCATGACCGATGGCCACAAAGCTATGGTTCAAGCCGTTGATAAAATATTGCGGACTGAGCGCTTTGTGTATCCGGTTTATGATGACCAATACGGCAATGACTTCTTTGAATTATTCGGAAAATCTTTTGATTATGCCGAGGTAGAAGTTGAGCGGATGATCAAAGAATGTTTGTTGGCTGACGACCGTATCACGAATGTGGCCGTGGATGTGATCAAGCAAGTGGATTCAACCACTTTATATGTCCATGGCAGCTGTGAAACGATATTTGGTCCGATACCAATAGAAAGTGAGGTGCGTGTGCATGACGCCGGAACAACTGGCTCAACAAATTGAGAAACGTGATTTTAGTTACTATTTGAATGCCATGTTGGCCAAGGCACCAGCCAACGTGGATAAGCGACAAGGGTCCATCATTTATGATGCTTTAGCTCCAGCAGCTATGCTGATGGCTCAGCAAAGTTTAAGCATGGCCATGTTGATTCGTCAGACCTATATCCGCACAGCTACCGATAAATTTCTGGATGCTCGGGCAGTTGAGCATGGCACCTCACGGCAAATGGCTACTAAAGCCCAAGTCAAGGCCAAATTTTTAGACAAGAAAAATCAACCTATCAGTAACGTAGACATTGGGGATCGTTATGCCAGTCTTGGCGATGATCCTTTTTTCTATCGGGTCGTTAAAATCAATGATGACTTGACTGGCATTCTAGAAGCTGAAGACGCAGGAACTAAGCCAAATAGCTATTTAGGTCAAGTGTTGCCAATCACGCCAAATGATTCATTATATTGGGCGGAAATTATCGAGGTATCCGTGCCAGCACGGGCGGATGAAACTGATGACCATTTACGGGAACGCTTATTGAGTCAACAAAATTGGATAGCCTACGGTGGTAATATTGCGGACTATCTGGACATGTTATCGAAAATCATCACAGTGGGCGCTGGCCAAGTTTATCCATCTTGGAGGGGCGGCGGGACCGTTAAACTAGTAATCCTAGACAACGAGTTACGTGCAGCCAGCCAGGAATTATTGACGCAAGTTAAAAATGAAATTGACCCACCAGATTCACCGGGGCTGGGTTATGGCCTGGCACCAATTGACCATACTGTTACTGTGGTTGCTCCTAAAGAGGTCCATATTGATGTCTCTGCTACTGTGCAAGTCGATGTGCAAGAAACATTGGATGGCCTAAAGTTGCAAATTCAAGAGGCTATCGATGGCTACTTTAGGCAACGTCGTGAGGACTGGAATAATATCAATCCTAAGACCGGCCGGGGATATGCCTTAGTCGTTTATCGTTCACAAATTTTATCAGCGATAATGGGTGTCAAAGGCGTGGTCAATGCCACCTTGCCAAAACTGAACGGCGAAGATAAGGATATTGCCATGACCTTTACCAGTGAGTTATCCCAGTTACCGGTATTAGGTGAGGTGATCGTTAGTGCCTAAATTACAAGACTATCTGGCAGAATATTACGATGATGTTTATGAGATGCAAAAATTGGTGGAAGCCGAACAAGTCGATTTTACTGGCTTTGAGGACTTGATCAGTCGTAGTTTGATGAATCAGTTCGTGATTCACGCCGATTCCCAAGGCTTAGCTTTGTTTGAAGATGAATTAGGCCTGGAAACTGACCTATCACTGTCTCTGGAGACCAGGCGTTATAACATCTTGATGCACTCACTGCCACCACACCCCATCACCATTAAGTATCTCAGAGAATTGTTGAAGAATTTGAATATTCCAGCCGTGGTGGAAGTGGACTATATCAAAAGTCAGTTTTATGCCTACTTGGAACGCAGTCAAACGACAAAAGACCAAATTGACCGCTTGAAGTATCTGCTAAATGTCTATCTACCGGCCAATTTATTTTTCAGTATTATCACTACGGCTGAGGCTGATGTTCAGCAAAGGCTATACTTTGGTGCCGTTCATGTGACTAGAGTTGCCACCAGCGCACCAACACGGCTAAAGACAGCAAGCAGTATCAATCAAAAGCTTTATTTTGGCAGCATCGCACCACAAGTATTAACTAAAGCAATCGCTTACGCAAAGGAGGTCAAATATGTCTAAGTATAATGAAACGGTGCCTACGGACGTTGGTTTACAGTTAGCCAGTCGAGCAGCCAATGGACAAGCAAAATTTACCATCACTCGGGCCGCTTCAACTGCGGATGACTTGTCAAAATTGACTGATAAGGAATTGCAGTCACTGACAGCAATCCCGAATGAAGTCCAAGCGGGCGTCATTACTAACATTAAGGACGATCCAACAAACCCTAATGGGGCAATTGGAACGGAGTTGTTATTTACCAATGAAAAGATTGAGGCCGGGTACAACATTAATGCCGTGGGAATTTATGCGAAAGAAGATGGTCAGGATAACGAAATTCTTTACGCTGTGACTCTCGCCCAGCAGGCGGAATACATGCCAGATTTTGCGGACCAGGTTATTCTGCAATTTAAATTGACGGTTTATGTGATTGTCGGCCGAACGGAAAATGTTACGGTTTCCATCAACATTACGGAAGCAGCCACGAAGGAATATGTGGATGAACAAATTGCCAAAATTGATATCAACGATAAACTCAGCGAGCAAGACCTAAGAGATATCTTTCTCGGCGGTAAAGCTGCACCGCTAATGGGGTACCAAATTCAGAATCAACATTTACGAAATTTATATTTAGGAGGTAAGGCAGTTGGTCGAAACTAAAACGACTTATCAAGTAAAGTATGTCAATCAAGTTGGCATCACGACGCTGTTAGAAAAGGGCACCGGTACTATCGGCGAGAAGGTAACAATTACCCCAGTAATTAAGTGGGGCTTTGAACTGCTTGATACAACACCGCAGGGTTTAACGTTAGATCAGGACGCTACTAAAAACGTCGTAACATTTCGTCAAAATCAAGTTGCCAATCAGTTCTCCATTGCGTTACACAATCTCAATGCCCAGCATCTTGGCTATTTTGACACTGATGGTGGTGATGGAGATGAGGAAAGTGCTACTTATCCAATGCTTGATAAGGGAACGGTACTATGGCAAGGAAAAACTCGTGGGGGGAATATTAGATTACCAAGTTTGATTAGGCCCGACTTCTCCAATTTACCAAACGGCATAATGATTGAAGGAATTCCCATTTCCACTTCAACTGATATTTCACCTCTGAATTTTGATGAGTATCCATTCAGATTTCCGAAAAACGATATTGTGTTGAACAAGGAATATACTTTTAACACACATGTAGCCGGACAGCAAATAAATTTTGAACCTGGAGTGTTTACTAATATGAAAGTGGATGGGTATATAAAAGCCACCATCGTTGATTCAAAAAATATTAACATCGGCATTCTTGCTCCAACATATGATGCCGGAAACGCAGTGAGTTCATTCCTTATAGCGGTTTCAAAAGTAAGTGTTTTCTAGGAAAGAAGGTAAAATTTATGCAACAATATTATTTCAGTACAGATATTGATGGTAATATTACCGGCCATACTGATCCAGAATTTGCCAGCAAACAAACGGGCGGTGTGCTCATTGCACCAGACCCTGCATGGATACCGAACGATGATATAAACTGGAAAATCATTGAGCGTGCTGGCGTCAAAGTCATGGTCAAAAAAGATAATAATCAATCATCATTTGATGAAAATTTAATGGCTATCACGCAGACTATGAATTCAGTCGCTGCAGCACAGGTCGAAAATCAGCAAGTTCAAAAGGTACTAACAAATGTCATGAATGGCCAGGCTCAAACTCAGGCGACAGTGACAGCATTAATGAATACAATCGCAGCTAATCAAAGCAATGAAGGGAAGTCTTAATATGTGGAAATCAATGGTTAAAATGGCGTTCGGTTGGGGGACTTTGAAGAAGGATTTGATCAAGTCTTTATACGTTGCTAATGGCTTAATCACCAAGGATGATTACAAGGAAATCACCGGCGAAGATTACGCTCCAGCAGAAACCGAAAAAGTTTAAGAGGCAAAATAGGCGACTCACGAAAATGTGGGCCGCTTTTAATTTAGGAGAGTGGGCATAATGGTATCCAAAATAACTAAGAATCCATTACACTTTCTCACAGGCTTGGGATTGAGTGCTATTGGTATCCGCCTGATGATTGATGATGCTTATTTTCGTTGGCCGCCGGGGCTAAGAGATGTTGCCAATGATGACGTGTCCGGCTTTATCCTCGTACTTATTGGGGTATCCATGATTTTATGGGTGTTGGATGGTAAAGCTCATATCAGTTGGAATCGTTACAATTTGATAATGGCTAGTGTCATGATGGCACTGTTAACAATCTACCAGTTTTTACACTGGGTAGCGACTGGCATTGATACGATGCCCTGGATCAGTAATGCCGTGATTTTGAGTTATATCATCGTGATGGCAAGGCGTAGTGATTCCGGGAAAACCAATGATGGGAGCGATGTGGGTGCATGACTTACTAAAAGACCTGGCACCCATTTTAACAGTCACTTTTCCCTTTCTAATGGGGCTTTTGGCGAGCCACGAAAGTCATAAGAAGTCCCAACGAGAAGAATATCAGGCATTGATTGATCGCTATAAACGGGAGTCTGATGCGAACTATAAAAAGTGGATGGATGCAGAAAAGAAAATTGATGAATTACGGAAAGAGTTGTTGGAGAAAGGATGATAATTAATGAATCCAGATCAAGTATCACAATTATTTGTTAATTTTGTTGTTCCAGTGGTCAGTTTAGTGGTCACTGGATTTTTATTGCCCTGCTAAAGGCCAAGTCCAAAGCTGAAAAACGTGCCGGGGCTAAAGCGGGCCTGGATATTGCCATTGAGATGGCCAACAGTCTGGTGGTTGCTTTAGGTCAGTCAACGCTGGGCACAGGCGCTGATAAGAAATCTGAAGCCGTGAAACAATTATTGGCTCGCTTGGCTGACCGGAACATCACCATCAGTCAGGAACATGCAGCGGATATCGTTGAACGGGCTTATGCAGAAAACGCAACGACTATTAAAGCCGTCTACCCTGGGCGTGATAAGGCTGTAACGACTGGTACTCAAATCGATGATGCCAGTAAAGTGGTGGGCAATATTGCGCCGCTCGAGCAAGGCTCTGTTGGCGAAGTGATCGATGATTTAAAGGTCGCTACACCTATCCAGCCTGCTGTAAAAGAAGGTGGCAAAAATGGCTGAATTATTTGCAGATGTGGCCGTGTATCAACGTTCAGACCTAGCTTATTACCAGATGTTGGCCAACAATGGGGTGAAGGGTGTCTGTATCAAACTGACTGAAGGCAGTCGTGCTGGGTCCAATTACATCAATCCTCGAGCCTTAGCACAGACCAAAAGCGCCCTAGCTGCTGGTCTGGTCGTTAGCTTCTACCATTATAGTTTGTATAACGGTGTCACGGACGCCAAAGCGGAGGCTGATTTCTTCGTGAGCGTGGCCAAGCAAATGGGCGCAACAGCTAATACGGTAATGGTAGCCGACGCTGAAGCACCAACGCTTTATAGTCCATACGCCGATACACAAGCGTTTCAAGATTATATTGCCTATATGGGTTATAACAAGCAGGCTACTTACTCCATGGCCAGCTGGTTTTGGGCTAAAAAACTGCCAACAAATCGGCCGTTATGGGTAGCGAACTATGGCGTAAGTCAGCCTGGTGTCAACAATGTTGATGCTTGGCAATATACGTCAACGTGGAATGGCATGGGCCAAGATATGTCTTATGATTATACCGGCCTATTTACGACAACTAGCGGTAACCAAGTGACAGTAGAAAGTGGTGAAAACGAAGTGCAGATCAATGAATTGAATCGTATCGTGGATTATCGGACCATGGGCATTGGCTTAGCCAAACGAGACGCCCAAATTTTAGATGCCCCGTATCCATGGGCCAACGTCATTAAAACGATCAAGTCTAATACCTTGTGGGAAGTCTTTCAGCGCAAGGGCGGCTATTACTCCTTAGGTGGCGAGCAATATATCAACGCCGGTGACATTTCCGTGACCTGGAACACCGGCCAAGCGTTTGGTGATTGGCAAGGTGTACGAGTCAAGCCTATCAATGGTGATATTTGGACACAAAGCACGCCGGATGATGGTACTGGCGTTACGCAATTGGATCAGGATATGGTTTACGTTGTCACCGAGGCCAATGTTACCAATGACCAGGTATACGTCAACATTGGCGGCTGGGTACCAATCGATAAGTTCAAAGTAGTTCTCTAAAGTAAAAAGCTCCTATCCAAATTAGCGGGGTAGGGGCTTATTTTTGTAAAA